TTTGTTTCATTGGTTTATTTATTTGGCGACACATTAACCTGTGGGAGATACCCTGGTCTAGCGCGGCAGTATTCGTTTAAATTATTCCTGTAAACCATATATCGCTGGAAGTAACGATCAGCCTGTGAAATGAGACCGTCAATATATCCCATTTCGCTTGCCGCATAGAATGAAAGCATGGAATGAAACGGGGTTAATTCTGTTATGGCATCAAAAGGGATATCGGACACAGTTAACTCTGCGGCCTGTGCGTAATATTCCACTTTAACAGTCTCGGTATCTGCGTCCACTATTGGATAAGGGAATAGTCCTATTTTGGTACGACTTGAAAAATTAATGAAATAGTTGATAGGCTCCCCGGTTTCAGTTTCCCACTCACTTGAAGCTTGGTCAAGTTTAGATGGTGATTTCTCTTCGAGTTTTTGATTATCAGATAGCACACGGTCAATTTGCATGAAATCGGACGGCAAAGAATAATAGGCTGAACCCACAATAGTATCAAAAACATACGCCTTACGGATACAGAGTGTAGCCCCTATAGTGTCGCGTTGTGCTTCGTTTATAAAACCTAGTATTTGGGAATCAGTAAAACGGGCGCGGCCTGTACCGGAGGGATCGCGGGACAGAACTCGCGCGTCAATGATAAGCTGGGCCGCTGTTTTGGCCTCTGCTGTTGATATCCCTACATTTAAGGCCAGTATTACGGCCCATAAAAGAGCACTTTTCATCTGGCCCTCCTGGATTTATTTAGTTTGTCGTATCGCCAGTATCAGCAGAATCACTATAGTCTAAACCATATACTGCTACTGCGGCTTTGGTATCAGCGGCCCTACATTTGACTATACTTTCCCCGTAATGTTCATACGGTATCTGTGCCTGTAACCTATACCCGGGCAGTGTGGTATCACATATAGAAGATGCGGAAGTATTTGTGGAAAGACACACAACATCTGCGCTTGCAAGTGTTATCAATTTGCCTACTCGCCGCGTAGTGTTCTCGCTTAATACGGTAGTCCACGTAGTAGACGAGCAAGAAACATACAGGGGGGATATTGTATTGCCATCATTTCTGTATATTTTCTGAACAAATACAGCACCCCGTGGAGATGCCATTACAATTCCAGCCAGCACAACACCTATAAAAAATGAGTTAAGGATTATGCTTTTTTTCATTTTAATGCCTCTTAACTGCAAGCAGTTGTGGATGATATGGGGGAAGAAAATGCGCCACGCCCTGTACCAGAAGATACACATACTATCATAGTACCATTGGATACCGTGTATATTTCACCTTTAGCCCCGGGAGTAATTGCTCCAAGTTCTGCTATGGTTTTAGCGGCGGGAACAAGTTTCCCAGTAAGCGTAAGAGTAGTCCCAGTTACAGCCGCGCCTGCTATGGTGCCAGATACGTATACATTTTTAAACTTAAGCGAGGATGTCCCAAGGTCTACAGAGTTAGTAGTAGTCGGTATGAAGTTTCCAGAAGCGTCTACGCAAACTTCCGTACCCGATACTCCCACGCACCACGCATCCCGGCTATCGGAGTTTGAAGTGAGGCGGGCAAATGTTATTTTTTCATTGATAATAGCAAAGGCCAATATTGTTACCATCAGCGAGGCAAGAATAGTTATTTTTTTCATGTTTTTATCTCTCCAACCTGTAACGATTTACGTTTCTAAGTTCAGGGTCATTAGGGTCTATGATCGAAGCGGCACGTTTAAGCTGGTTGCACATTTTCTGGAATTCGGGGTTGCCTACTTCCATTGTCATAGACTTTTCAACTGCTCTCCCGTAATCCGCGTCCTTTTCTGGGTCGTTGGGTTTAGGGTATTTGCCCACTTCCGAAAGTGTTAAGGCATGACTTGAAATATACGCCTTAGCTTCGTCAAAGTCTTTCTGCGCCTTACGTTTTTCAGAAGCATTGCCCTCTACCGGAGCCAGATACTTAAGGGCTTGTTCATCACGATTTAGTTGTTTTTCAAGGGCACCGATATCAAGATTATTGGCTTGCATAGCCGTAGTCCCATCATCCATCTGTCCGCCGCTCTTGAGTTTTTCAAGATATTCGCGCTTAGATTCTATTTCCTCTTTGCGCCGCTGGACTTCTGCCGGTCCTATCGGAACCGGTGCGTGTTTCTGTTCTGTATTCCTTCTTACGTAAGTGCGTTTAACTGCCATGATGGTATCCCTCCTATCATTTGGTGAAACCCTGCCAGAGTTATATCCGGCAGGGTGAATTTACTGCTTAGGCAATATTATGACCGTAGCAAAATCTCCACTCCGGAGAACTCACGTTGCAAGACATATAGCCCGCATGTTTGCTGGTGATGGTGTCCATTTCTCCGGCGTAGAAGAACTCTACCGGGTTCCATTCGTAGAACTTAAGGTATTTCTTCATAAGGCCGGAATTAACCATAAACCAGTCGGCGGTGGCGGCAGTAGAACCGCTGGACAGCCAGTTGTGCCACACAGCCAACTTATACTTGCCCTGATGGAAGTTGATGTTATTCGTAGCCGTATTAACTTCCTTGGTGGACTTAATAAGCGTCATAGCCTGTTCTTCAAGTTCGGTAGGCACAATGAGCATGTCAGGGAAATGCGTAGTGATATTATCCCTGTTAGTCTTGAACTTTATCATCAGGCGGCGAGTAGCTTCCACGTTAGCAGGGCTAAACACGCTAGAACCAGCGTTACCCTGATTAGAACCTCCCACGTCGGAGGTATGGGCCGAGTAGCAAAGGGCCTGTGTATCGGCTACAGTTGTGGAACTAAAAGCTCCATTAAAGAAACCAGCGGCCAGAGATTCGCGTTTAGCGCGGAACCTATCGGCAAGAGCGGCAACCTGCTGGCGCACAACACCGTACAGATCGTTACGGCGAAGTTTCTTTGTAACCTTAACGCCCATAGCGTATTCAATTTCTTCGGTGGATTTACGATACGACTGCTTGCTTTCGTCGTAGAAAATCTCACCATCGAACACAGGCACGGCACCAAGATCACCGAGCAGAAGTTCATACACGATAGCCTGGTCAGGTTCCGCTGTCTGGAACAGAGCAGGTATCATAGACTGGAAATCGCCATATTCATTGGCAAATACCTCCGAGAGGTCTTTCTGCACAACGTGGCTATAATTAGACTGTGTTAAAGCGGCCATATATAATTCTCCTGTTTACTCGTTTAGTCTATCGGAGCCGAGAATACGTTTGTCGGCATCATTATGCTACGGAACACCGGGCTAAGGCCGGAGAGATTGAGATTGTGGTGCAGGCCGGGATCAAGGTCAATCCAACCCTCACAACCTGTATAGCGCATCTGATTGCGGAGAGTACGCGCCGGGAACGTACCAGCGGCGGCATCAGTCCCGAGTTTATCCATGGTAGTTTTAAGTTTGTGAAGACCGTGGAACAGGGGTGGTATTTTAACCAGTGTGGAATCAGCGGCCACAAGTGCTGTAGTGGGCGCGGATTTAAGGAAAAGGTCCGTGGCATCGTCGTATATGATATACAGAAGCTGTCCAGCACCTGTACCAGCGGCCACATACAGCCAGCCACCGGACAGATGATCCTCTATGGATGTTACGCGCACAGCCGTAGTAGACTGCATGGAAGCAATCGCCATAGTGTCTGTAGTGTCGTATTCAGCGGCCACAAGGCAACCGGGATAGAAAGGGTCAACTTCGGCCATCACATTAGCGGCCCCGGTATAAGTATCGGAATCGCCTACCTCGCTATAATCATGGAGCGCAACAAGCACCCCGAGCGCATCGGCGGCGGCTTCGTCTGTAAGCACGGCAAGACCATAGTTATCAGTCGCACTGCCAGCTTCGGTAGAACCGGGCTTTACGATAGCACCGGACTGTATATCGGCACCTGCGCCATCAATGGGAACTTTTATGAGACCACGACTAGGGGAAACAATAATCATGAGACAACCTCCGCCGTTAAGCGATTCGGAGATGAATCAACAAGATGACTGTTTGAATCTACAAGGTGGGAAAACGTTTACT